GCTCAGAAAGTCGCAAGAACAAATCCAAGGTTCGAGGGCTGGTCATTGAATGAACAAGGTATGCCTGTAAAACCTGGGAACTGGTTTGGAACTAACTCTGTAGACATTAACAGCCAGGATGCTAAAGACTACTTGGCTGAAGTTGAAAGAGCTAAGCAAGCTGTCATTACAACTCGACGACCCGGAGTTGGTCAAGTTCCTGGTAGAAGAGTTCAGCCTCCTAACATGGGTGGTATGGGTCAAGGACCAATCAAGTTCAGCGACCTTCCTCCGGGCGGTGGTGGACTGAAGTTCTGAGGTGAGTCATGCCAGGTAGAAGAATACAGATAGACTACGATGGCGAAATCCTGGACATGGACTGGGATAAGCCTGAAGCTCCAACCCAGAAAGATGTCATGGATTGGATGCAACGACGTAGGAGTATCACGCCAAGTGCGCCGCCCGCAGGTCCTAGTCAAGGCCCGAACTATCCTAGTACGGATCTTCCTGAGCTGCCAGACGAATACAAGTCTATGCAGCTACCGACAGCTCAGCCACAGAAGCCTCCAGATACAGGATTCCTGGGGGCTATAGGTGAGGGTCTCAAAGGGATAGGACACTTCGCTAGTAATGTCGGTAAGCTAACTCCAACCAACCTAGATTTCTCAGAGGCAGGTATACAGGATCGCGCGCGAGCATTAAAGGAACTTGTAGGAGGAGTCACTGAGCCTTTCATGCAGGGTGGCAGAGAGGCCTATGGATATGAGCAGCGTGGTGAGAACTTCAAGTCTATTGGGAGAGCACTAGCCACTCTGCCTGAGGCTGGACTAGGTATTCCTGCTACACAGATGGCTCGTGACGTTGGTGAAGGTCGTTACGGTCATGCCGCTGGCTCAGGTCTATTCGCTGGCGCGCTCGCCCTCGCTGGAGCTAGAGGTGGAAAGAAAACTCTCGCTGCTCAGGCGGGAGAGGCAGCACTACCAGATGTACCTCCACCTGCAAGACCCGGTATAAGACCTGAGCCTACACAGATGCCTATGGATTATGGATTTGACCAGCCAGGTCTACCATTCCGTGAGGCACCTAAGCCACCTACGGAACTATACGGTCCTGAGATTGGTCCTTACGGAGTACATGACCCTACTACCCAACCTATATTACAGCCTGTCATTGGTAGGCAGAAACTAGGATTTGACGCTCAACCCACAATGCCCTGGGACATTGGACCTGAGGCTGGACTATTCCCAGAAGGTAAGCCTAAGGTATCTGGTACTATCGGTCCAGAGGGAGAGGTCATTCCTGGAAGTGAGTTCGTATCAGACCCTAGACCAAAGATGGGACCTCCTGTCGGAACCTTCAATAAGAACAAGGTTGCTGCTGGCGCAGCAGATACAGGGCCAGTGGGTAAAGCTGCAGCGTCAGGTATACCGGAACTACAGGATGCTGCACAGAAAACTACCCTCTTTCAGCGAGCCAAGGCAAAGGTTCAAGGAGTGAAAGGCGCGCAAGCTGCGGCTGAGGTCGGTAAGGGTGATATCTCAGTCATTGAAGACTCTGGTAAGTCAGGACCAGTACTCGCCCAGCTCATAAGAAAGACCAGATTGGCTGGCGATTATCTGGGTGGCGAATGGGGTAAGCGAGCTAAGGAAGCTACCGCAGGACTGACACCTGAGCAGGTAAAGATCTATGTCGAGAGCAGGGACAAAGGAATAGTTCCTAATGACCCTGCCGTCCAGAAAGCTCTGGATGCAAGAGCAGTGATAGATAAGGAAGTAGTCCAAGCAGCGAAAGATTCTGGAGCAGGTCTAAGAACTGCCGAAGGCAAGATCATTCCCTTTAGGGAGCGGACGAATCACTGGCCTCACATCTACGATAGGAAGAACCTTGTCAAGAACAAGGATGCTTTTATAGCACAGCTCGAAAAGGAAGGTTGGACTGTTGAGGATGCACGGCAGGCTGTCGAAAACTCAGCACAGTTTGGTGAGCGCCTTATCTCTGCTACTCATGAGCGTCAAGGCAATGCTCCAGGTTATCGTCTGGACTTGGATGTTGACTACATGCACCTTAATGACATGGGTAAGAGGATCGCAGAGGCGCGCGAATTCGGGGCGCTCGACATAGCAGATAATCAAAGCCCAATCAGCAAACTAATCAACCAGACTGCTGACCCAAAAAGAATCAATGAGATCGTCAGCAAGCATCTGGGTAGGGACGTAGCAACTACAGGTAATCCATCCTGGTCTGCTGTCAATCAGGCAACGAGGAAAGTGGTCAGCGCCGCGCACCTATCCCACTTCGCCATCTCCAACTTCTCACAGCTTGCGACTGTACCTCTACGTGGTAATCTCAAGGCATACGGTGGTGCGCTGAAGAAGGTCATCACAGACTACAAGAAAACTGTTGGTGAGGCTGAAGCTACAGGCGCGCTCCAGACTATCAATCAAGACCTACTTCGTGAGGTGGGTGGGGAAGGTGCGCTCTCGAAGCTGTTTCTGATGAAGAAGTCAGAGACCTTGAATCGAACTGTCGCGTCTATAACAGGTAAGGCCACAGCCAATGACCTGTTTACTCAGCTAAAGAAAGACCCAACAAACAAGCGAGCGCGCGCGAGACTGGAGAACCTCGTGCTCGAACCTATCGATAAGGTTCTGAAGCAAGGATCTCTGACACCTGAACAACAGGGTATCGCGGGCGGTCGTATGGCCGAGATAACTCAAGGCCGCGCACAGAGCATCGACCTCCCGAAGATGTGGTCTCACCACCCTATTGCAGAGATACCTCTCATCTTTAAGAAGTACGCCTTCACTCAGACACGTATCATACGGGATGCGGTGATGGAGAATCCTGGAAGGAACATCCCTCTAGCTCTTGCCCTATATACTGCAATGGGTGAGGGGATTGGAGATGTCAAGGCTGGCATCAAGGGAACTGTTTCTGGAGTAGGTCCAGGTCAGGCTATCTCAGATAGAGGGGAAGGACTGGAGCGGGTGTTTGCTAACCTAGGTCAAGCGTGGGCACTTGGTATTATGGCCGACCTTATAGGCTCTGGTAGCAAGGCTTCAGGTCTAGCAGAGTTCATAGGTGGGCCTGTCATCTCTGACGTTGGCAAGGCAGGATACGGAGCTTACAAAGCTGCAACAGATAAACCTGGTGGTACAGGTAGGTTCGATCCTCTACTGAAGCAAGGAGCACAGGCCATACCATTTGTAGGCTCTGGTATAGCAGCGCAGATCGGAGGAGGCTCAAGTAAATCTGGCCTCCCCCGACCTCCGCGTGCATCGTCTAGCCTTCCTCGCGTACCGCGTCCTTGACCCAGAGCGCAGCAGTTTCGATGTGGGTGATAGCGATCGAAAGACCTCTACCATCCACATTGCTCTTGTTCTGTCGCATATGGTTGAGAAGCGCAACACAAACTTCGAGCTTCTCAAGCACTGCAACTTCCGGCAATTCAATCTTTTCGTCTGCCAAGAATAACCTCATTTCTTAATCCTCTTCCACTCTTCAAGCTGCTTCAGATACCCTGGTGTCAGCTTGTAATACGTATGACCCCCGCGTGTCGTAGCAACTACCGCCTTGGCCTCACTCAGAGTCTCGATGACTCTGTTCAACACGAAGCTATCTACATCTCCAAATAGCTTCTGTAAAACCTTTGTTCTAGTCAGCTCATAGTCTGGGGACTTCAGGAGAAGTTGCAAGACCATTACTTGCTCTTGCGAGATCTCCGACTTCCCTCCCGACCCTTGCATGACCTTGTCTACATGTGTAAGTAGCGTTGTACAGACCTCGATAGCTTTATCTATATCCTGAGGCTGGATCTCCAGCGTCAGGTCGCGCGCCATCGCGAGGCACATCGCCGTTTTTTCAACGTGGTTATGCACACGTTGGACCGTGCCTGTTTTGTCTGCCGTATCTCGGGCGCGCAAATCGTAGTACCAAGAACTGTATATCCTCTTAGCACCATCGGAGTAACTAAACTCTCCTCTCAGCTTGGAAACTTCGACCAGATACTCCGCTGCATGTAGTGGGTCAAATAGTTTGTCCGGCTTCTCCAGCAACGGATTGATGAATCCTCTGGTCTCTTCGTATACCATCAGCGTTCTACCAAGGAAACCACCTTCGATGTCCTTGGCATGTACAACCTCCCGGAAGTGGGGCGGAGAGGACGCGCCCAACATGGTCAGACATACATTCTTGAGCGTGTCAATCCCTGAGCCTTTTAGTGTATTCTTCCACTCTTTGTTATAGTGGGTGTCATACAATTCAGTAAGGATTGACAGTGAATGTGGGTCTTGAATCACAAAGTTTACGAACTCGCCAGATACTAAGAACCCTCTTGAGTCCGGTATTGCTGGCTTGCCGTTGCGCGTTGTAATTGTCCCTAGCTCTTTCACTACTGCCTGTATGGAGTTACGACCAGAGATAACCCTGGTAGTATCTACTACAGTGACTAGCTCTTTAGCTAACCATATGGGCCACCCTTTACCTAGACCACTCTTACCAAGGAGCATGACGAACAGATTAGGTGACAGCTTGTAGTAGTGTTTGTCCAGAAAGACATTGCTACCACTCACTGCTGCGATTGCACTGATAGCTGACCACCAAATCCATTGCTTAGGGCTCTCGACTTCCGCTGACGACTGCATCACTTCGTCGAGCCACGACATAGTCTTTCAAGTCCTTATAGTTCCGTCCAACCTTCACCTCACATGGGATACTTATAGTTCCCCGTGGCAGAGTACACTGTGAGAAATCAATCGGCATCTCGAAAGCCGGTACTGCGTAGCTCAAATAGAGATCGATCTCTGTTTCTTTAACGAGTCCGACAAGGGCATCGTGTGCCTCAACACATATTCCTGTAGTGCTAGCGAACTCTCCCCAAATTCGAACATCACCAGCAGTTCTGTCCCTAATGGCGAGGAGCGCGCGCTTCGTGTTATCAGTAATCGTCGACTGAGGAATCTGAGCAAACGACTCTCTCTCCAACTCGTGATCGAAGCGACCGAAGAACTGACGTCGTCTGCCAAAAGGGTTAATGAGAATCCTGTCACTGTTGTGCAGGGCTTGTATAACCTCAGCATGGAAAACGTCACGGATCTTCGGTGAAAAGTTATGGAAAGCGTCGAGTATCTGTCCTGCTTTCCATTCGCTAACTTGTATATCGATGTGGAACTTCTTAGCATCCGTGTTGATGATTTGCATGAGTCGTCCCTTACGCATGCCGTAGTTCCCTGCGTGTCTTGTTGTCTTTCCAACGAACCGAAGCTCATACGTTACCTTCTCAGGTCTGCAATTAAAGATCCAACCTGCTGTCATCCGATGCACATCAGTAGTATCAAACAGGTTGAGCAATTCTAAATCGTTGGCGAGCAGAGCAACGACGCGCGCTTCTGCTTGGCTACTGTCAATCTCAACGAACACGTAGCCAGGGTCAGCGACGAACTGGCTACGTAGATCGGAACCTGTATCGCCGTGCTTCGTCATCGTTTGGAAAGCAAGGCCACTCTTGAAGAACCTTACGGGCGCTCTGAGGATTGTTGTTGAAGTTCGTCCAGTTTCCGCACCAACGATTCGATAGCTAGTTCTAAATCGTCCATCAACGTCAGGTCTTGCTTCGAGATAAGTTCCCAAGGTTTTTCGAATGCGACGTACGAGGAGAATGTCTCCGAGCGTTTGCTTGTCAGATTCGACCTTACAAACATTGTTCTGGAGAGCAACGATTGTATCTTCGCTCGTATCCTTGCGGAGGGGGAGACCCATATCACGATATAGTAAGTCGTTGATTTGTTTCGGAGAAGCGACATTGATATGCCTTCCCACGGCTGTATCCAGCCGTGATTGAGCTTCCTTCAATTCAGCTCTATACTTTTTCTTTAGCTCTTTATTCCTATCGACATCCAGCAACAGGCCCACCTGTTCCATGTCTCGATAGGCACAATGAAACTTGTTTACGAAGTCGTAGTAAAAAGATCTGAGTCCAACTTCGTCGAGTTCTTTATCTTGCTCCTCGAATACTTCAAAAGTAATCGCCGCGTCCTTAGCGTTGTAGAGGTAGAGCCTGTCGTATGTGTCCTTTCGAGGATCGAACTCCTTACCCTCTGTTTTGTAATACGGTTCATCCGTATGAATGCTCGCGAGAAAAGCAAGACCAAGAGGAAACTCCGGGTAGAGCGTGTGCGCCATGAGCATCGTATCAGCGTATATATTCGCTGGTCTGAAACAGCAAGGCGATCGTAGTTTGGCGTCATCGAACTTAAAGTTCTGGCCGATGAGTTCGTATTTAGGGTCATTAAGGATACTCGCCACGAATTCCCACATCTGTTCCAGTTCATGTCGAGGCACCCACTCTGGTTTGTTCTCGCTCACCATGTTAATGAGCGGAACTGACATAGCATGGTAGCGAGTAAAGGCAAACGAAATGCAGGTAGGGATCGTCTTGTATGTCTCGATGTCGACCGCTACCTTGGTCTTGTCTGCGTATTGTCGCTTGAACCTATACAGTTCCAGGCTGTTACGACACACATTCAACAGGCGATCTGGGACGTGGTACTCGGGAGTCAAGCTCTCCCGTGCGGCCTTCGCGTAGTCTAGACTCACGTAAGCCCGCGCCGCGTAGTCCATGACCTCAGAGCCAGCTTGACGAAGCAGGTGCGCGGGATGGTAGGTCGCGACAACCTTCAGTTTGAAGTCCGAACTCCTCAGAACTGAGCCACGATATACCTTGATACCTGTCTTGTTCGTCAGTGCATGAAGTGCTGTATTCCCCAGGGCAAGGACGCAGTTGGGCTTGAGTGCATGTAGCTCGTCGAACAGCTCTACCGTGGAGTCTGCCAGCGACACGCCTATCTCATTCAACCGCTTCAGGTCGTTCTCAGGTGGACGAAACTTCACCACGTTGGTGACGTAACAATCGTTCCTGTTGATACCTGCTTCACGTAGAAATCCGTTGAGCAATTCTCCAGCCGCACCAACAAAGGGCTTACCCTCTTGGTCCTCTTGCGCGCCCGGCGCCTCACCGACGATGGCAAGCCGCGCACCTATTGGTCCAATGCCTGGTACGTAACGTGGCTTAATCATTTCTCCTCCAAATCAGCTAGCCGTTGGAGGATGATACTTAAGGCTCGGTAATCCTGCGCTGAACGGAATGTCTCGTCAGGATACCCAAAACCTTTTAGGAGTTTCTGACGATAGATTTGAGCATCGACGAGCGCGGAAGCGCACATTTTCGTCACACGTTCCAAAGCCCATTCATAATCGTTAGGTTTGTTGACTTCCAACGGTAGCCTCGATTACTTCTGTCTTGCGTCGGTCTTTACGCATTGACATCCAGAGAACCATGAGCACACAGAGGTCGCGCTCAGTATCCTCGATGGCTTCGTTCTTTGGTTCTTTGCGATTGTTCTGTAGGTTTGCTAGCCTGTAGAGCTTCTCACCGATACGACCAATGAACCCAGCATCGTCTGGGTCATCGAACATCTTCGACATCATCCCTGCGAACTTGTAATTCCCATAAGGATCTGCGTCGTTGGTGTAGTCGTGAGCCTTCAGAGCATGAAGCTCACCCGCGTCCTTCAGTAGATCGTAAAAGGTTTTGCTGTTGAATTGACTTCGCCTCATTGTGCCACCTAATCCAGTTTCTTGTGTATATGATCGTTAGTAGGATGCTCAGAGGCAACAGACCCCAGAGCTTTGCGTGAATCATCAGCGTCGCCCACAGCACCTGATTGCACAGGCTCACTGTCCATGCGTGCCGCGACTTGCTTCCTGCTAGCCACATCGACGTCGCAGTGATAGCCGAGATACACCATGGAAGGATCTCCCAGAACATTACTGTTCCTCAACCACAACTTGTTCTTTGAGAAGCTCAATGGTATTGCTAAACGCACGCATTAACATGACAGGATTGACATCTAATGGCGTGACAGTTCCGGTGCGCCCCATACCTGCCATGACGCAGTCTGCAATGTAATCTAGTACGTCGATAAGATTAACATCAGCAGGTATGCCGTCTTCCATGTTGAGGTGATGACGATTAATCTTGCGATGCTCATCCCACCATGTTGTCTCCTTGAATCCTGTCAGGAAATCAGCATGAAAGCCCTTGATGTTTGAGATTTTGTCACTATCATGAACTCGTGCAGCTTCCTCAACTTTCTGTACAAAAAAGTTGAGTGCGGCGCGCACGTCATCGATGTGCTGGCATGAGCTTTCAAGTAAAGTCTTTATGCTGACATTCTTGAAATCACAAGTACGAGTATCAGCTGTTGAGCTCTTCTTAATCTTAATCATCACTGCTCCTCAATTCCTAGACGCTTGCAACCTCTCGAATACGATTCTTGATCCCTATCTATTCCGATCCAGTAACGCTTCATTTGTTTGCAAGCGTCTGGCACGCAGAAGGAACCTGCAAAGGGGTCGATGACTGCATTACCCTCATGAGTGCATTCATCGAGGAGCTTCTTCATCAAGTCAACAGGCTTCTCGTTGGGATGAATGAGCTTCACAGGTGGGACGGCGTCCACGTCAAAGAATGAGGTATCCTGCGTCCCGCCTTTCAGGACTGGATTCCCTTTGACAGCAACCGTAATGAGTTCGAAATCCCGTCCGTGCTCCCATGGAGTAACGCCTCTACGGGACAAGCTCTTGAGCTTTCTCCAGAAGAGAGGAGTTTTTGCCACACGGAACCCGATGTCTTCAAGGACTCCAGGTATTCTTCTGGTCTCGCTCGGTAGTATAGGGTCTGGCTCTGTGCGCCCAGCGTAGTAGTGATAATCGTCAAATCCACAGAAGATGTAGACGAAACTATCATAACGCATGACCCTATACAGCTCCCGAAATACGGGCACTGTTCGTTCATCGAGTCGCAAAGTTGAATCAAAGAATCTGAGCCAAGGCGGATCAGTGATACAGGCATGGAAGGTATTGTCTGGGAAGTGTTTCATGGCGACTGCCGAATCACCACAGAACAGTTGGTTCATCTTCATCCCGAAATCGGCCGCACCTGCCTGCTCTTCGTCGTCGAATCGCTTCACTGCGATCTTGACCAGACGCATTGCAGTGCGCTTGTCCTTCACCTTAGACAGCGAAGGGTCGAGCCTAACATGCCTAGCTAGTTGTAGGTCTTGGGAGGTTTTACCGAGTGCCTGCTGGAGCGCGGCTGCGGTGTCTCTGACACTCCAGCCTGTCTTTTGATGTCCGCCACCCTGTTCAGGTGGCTTGCCATAGATGAGCTGCTTGAGCAGATGCAACCTCTCGACCATTAGGACTTCCTCAGTCCAAGGCAGGTTGTACCTCTTCAGGTTCTCGTGCAGCGCAATCTCTTCTATCTGATTTTCTGTGAGGTTCTCGTAGATTGCACAGTCAACCTCTTGCCATGCCAGTAGTTTGGCTGCTGCAAGACGCTTGCGTCCTGTAATAAGGACTACGCTGCTGTTCATTTGGTGAACAGCTATGGGGTGTATCTGACCGCGTTCCTTGAAAGACTCAGCTAGGTTCTGAACCTCGGCCTCGTCAATAGGTTCTTCCTTGACTTGTATTGTCTCAATCGCTAGCTTCATGAGGCCTCCAAAAATACCGGGGTATGGCTTCCTCGTTACGAGATGGTTACTGCTGTGCCACTGCCCACATACCATCCACTTGGCCCCCGGCTCAAAAGTTGTCCCGAATCTCCAACCGCTCGGGACCACACGGCTGAAAGGCTTTGTACTAGATCGACGCTTGCGTGGGTGAACACGCTCTAATAGTCAGCCCGGAGACCTTATTACTCTACGACGTCGGACTCTTCGTCCTCTTCCTCGTCGTCATCGTCGTCGAAATCCTCGTCGTCGTCCTCATCCTGTTCGTCGTTCTCCTCAGCTTCCTCTTCGGCCTGCTGAGCTTTCTCGAGTTCTTCCAGTTCCTCGATCGACTTCTTCTGTTCGTCTGTCATGCTATCTCCCTGCGAAAAAAGAATCGGGCCGGGATGTTTTATGTCCCGACCCGATAACCACACTCAGCCGATCGGACGGAAGTCCGCGACCTCGTTCTGGAGCTTGCCCTCGTACTCGCGGTTCTTCACGTAGATCATGAGCTTCTTGCCCACCGCGGTGTTGGGATCGAACTCGTCATCTTCCTTGATGGTGATGCCGAGAGCCTCGACGAAGGGGCGCGCGAAACCCAGCGCCTTCTCGTTGAACAGGCGATACACCATCGTTCCGGTGTAGTCCTTGCCGTCGCGGGACTTGCCGGAGAGAATCTCGAACCGATAGTTCCAGTTCGTCGAGGCGTCCGTCTTGGCTGCCTTGATCTCCACCGCACGCACGATTGCAGCGTACCAGTTGGGATCGAGAACCATGCTACCGCGGAGAGTGTCAGCCGTAAACTTCATCTTCATAAAACTTGTCTCACTTTCAGGTCAGGTTAATTCAGGTTACAGGTCAGTCGGGTCGAAGGTTATTCTACATCTTCACCATCCTCCTTTCTCCACTGATCGATCTCTTGCGCCGCCCACTGGCCGTAGAGATCAAGCAGCGCCTTATCGGTGAACTGACGAGCGTCGCGCGCACCGAGCCACTTGAGGAAAAGCTCAGCCCTATCACGAGCGTCATGACCGTGATCGTCGTGGAAGATCGGGCCGAACGCTACCTCTGAAGTGCTGCAATACAGTGCAGCGTGCTCGTTGTCGCCGTCGTATAGAATCTTTACGCCCATGTATCACTCTCGCTATGTGTCTTGACGTGCTGTTGAATCATAGGATACAGCAGCCCGTGTTTCTTGTTGAAGTCTTCCTCTTTCGGATAAGCAGTGAAGTCAATCTCATCCGGTAGAGGCAATGCAGTCTTAGCCCAGTCCGTTCCGATGTTGTGCGTCAGTACTCGGTATTGGGCGCGCCCTGTTTGGCCCAGTCCGACGTCGAAGTGCCACGCCTCATCGAAGTAGGCAGGTAGCTCAGCGACCGTCTTCTTTGCGCCACTGTTCACCAGGAATCTGGAGAGGCTGATCTTACCTTCTCTAGACTTCTCAGAAGTTTGGATCACGTGTGCCGTCATAATGTAGTGGCACTTCTTACCGTTGTCGCTGATGACCCTCAGTGCGTCGATGACTTGATTGATACCGTTTGCTTCGCCTGAGTAGTCTTCGATCTGCGTAAGCGCGACGCCGCCTCTCTTTAGCTTTTGCTTCCCTTGCTCTCCTCTCGAAGCGAGCATGAAGGAAATGAGCATACGCGACAACGCAGTTAATGAGTCCATACA